TTGTCAAAAAACTCGCGCAAATTAGAGGATAAGTTACTGAAAACAAGCTGTTTAGACTTGTCAAAAAAAATTGAATCGTAAATCGTTGAAAATCTACTCTCTATTAATTTATATATTAAATGTTAAAAGTAATATATTTATACAACATATACATACACGTACACCGTATATGCTCTATTACAGCATATATACGTACACAAAACATACACAGCACATGTACTACAGACACCAAAACTGCATACGTAATTTAGTATAGATACATATCAAAACGACGAAATCAACGAAGAATACTGTAAACCAATAACTTATACTGCAAAAAAAGACATAAAAAATGCAACCACACCTACGAAACACACCAAAAAACCTACGATTTTCGTAACTTTTTATGTAAAGATTTATCCGATTTTGTTGAAAACTACCGAAAATACACATCCAAAACGCAAAATCAGCCATACAGGCAAAATTTGGGGGGAAAAAATTTTTAGAAAAAAATTTATCGGGAGCGACACACCCACCGCGAAACCTCCACAAAAGGGGGTATGGCACTGATTTACAGGTAATTACACACGTTTATCT